TGTCCTTAAACTTGTATTATAGGGGGACTAAATAGAGATGTACATATTATTATATAGTATTAATTAGCCGAAAAACAGGTTATACATCCTATTTTGGCGGTTTTTGGCCTGATTTGGTCACTAGGTGCCAATAAATTCAAATGTACATAAAAATATATTTAGGCTTAATAATAATCCGATTTCACCGCCTATAGGTGTATCAAAGCTATACTATGTATTTTAAAAGCCATGAAAACCCGTTAAACAGCCGTTTAATGGGTTATTTTTTTAGGGGGCTGGTAAGTTCTAGTACTTTCTGTTCTAGTTCGTCAATTCGGTCTAGGATCTTATTCATTACTCGAACGTGTGTCTGTGAAAAATGGCTTAACTGCTCTGATAACGGCTTATTATATTCATGATCACCTTCAGAAACAATTTTTTCTCCCCCTGGTGTGCCTTTACTTTCTACTTGTACATAATAACTTAACGGATCAGATTTTATGTACTTTTCATTTCTATTTTCAGGCATTACCTTACCCCTTACCTTACCCCCTTCTTCATCAAATACCTTACCCCTTACCCCTTCAATTAAGGGGCTGTTATTTTCAAAGGAATTTAAATGGGATTCTATATTTTCATAGGTATCAAAAATAACATGGTATGGAATGTTAAGTTTTTTAACAAATATTTTTAAAAAGTCAAAATCTGGCTTTATAATTCCTTTTTCAATTTGAGCAATAGAAGCCCTTCTCTTACCAGTTAGTTCTGATAAGGTTGATTGGGTCATACCTCTTGCCTTTCTTGACCTAGCTATAATTTCACCAATTGTTAAGTTATTTTGCAAAATTTCATAATATTTTGTTAATAATGTTTGCAAATGTTAAGAAATTAACAATAATTGCAATGTAGAAAGCAATTATAAAATCAAAAGTACATAAAATTATGAATAACCTTAGGATCAGTACTGAAAAGTTGATAAAGCTAAAGCGGAACCTTCCACACGGTGCTATTAATGAGATAGCCAATGAATTAGGTATTCACCGTAACAATGTGACTGATGTATTTAAAGGTAAGTGGGAGAATGAACAGGTTATTGATTCTGCTATACAGAAAATAGAGATAAGGAGGTTATTCATATTAGCCACTGAAGCAAAGATCAATAAAGCACTTAAAGGGTAGGGTATGCGAATCATAGATTCTAAAATATTCTTTACCTGGGACGATCTAACCAAACATGGATTTTCAGAATCATTCCTATGGAAGGTTACATCTGAATTTAGAAGCGGAAACAGACCATCCTATCACAATATCCCTGATCCATCAGATAACCGCTTTTGTCTAATCTCATACGATGGGATACCGGAAAAGACCCGCCTTGAAAAAGGGGTTCCGACAAAAACGGAACTGGTAAAACAGGGACTAATCAAGGGACAGCTTCAGACAGACACTAAGGCCTTGGCTTTCTTCCTGGACAATCCACATACTTACCAATGGGCGAAGGATTACCAAATAATTGCCGCTTACTTAATGTATGCCGCTCCTGCCACTGTAACCTTTGCCAGAGAACTAGGCTTTAGCGGTGTGGATGGCTTCTACCAAACCATTATAGACTTAATGCAGGCTGAAAAGTTTGAAGCTTGGAATATATCTAACCTTGACAGGTTTAAAAGGAAAATAAGCCCTTTTAAAAAGGCTTTTAAAAGCCGTTTAGAGCCTGATTTTAAAGCGGCACTTAGTAATCTGGTAAGTAAAAAGTTTGGGCTAAAAAACGCTGCTAAAGTGGTATCTAAAGGCAGGCAGTCAGAAGAAATCAAAGGGGTATTGATCAAAATATATGCTGATACTAAGAAATACAGCATTGAGGACACCCACTTGACCTATATGCACATTGCTAAGCGAAAATTCGAAGAATATACCACTTCAAATGGCCTTTTGGGATGGAATGACAAATGTTTCATCACTGGCCAAACCATAGCCAATTTCCTCTATGATCCATCCATTCAGCAAGTATGGTACGGAATCAGGCATGGAAACGGTGAATACAAGGACAAATTTGAAAGGGTAACAAAAAGAATACCTGCTACCTATGGCAATGCAAAGTGGGTAATAGATGGAACGCCCCTTCACAGGTATTTTCAAGATGGAGACTCAGCTTTCAATAGGGTCCATGTCTTCTTTGTGATGGATGAAAACACCTGGTGCATTCTAGGTGTGGGTATTTCGCTAATTGGTGAATCATCGGGTCAAATACTTCAAGCCCTTAGGGCTGCAAGTCATAATGCTGGGATCATAGCAGGTGATGAAAAACTATACAGCCCATATGAAATACAAAGTGACAACAGTAGTGCTAATCATTATGAAGCGATCAAAAAAGCCTATGATGTCATAGGAAGTGTCCACCGCCCTTCACGTGTGGGGAACTCAAAAGCCAAGGTAGCTGAACCGCTTAACAAACACTTCTTTGCCAGGTGGATGAAGTTCAGGACAGGTTTCACAGGGTCTATGGGTATGTCTACTGACATCAATAACAAGGTGAACCAGGACAGGCTAACCGAAATAGTAAGAAAAAAACAACTTCCAGACCTTAAAAAAACGCTTTCCCAGCTTCAGGAAGACGTTAACAACTGGAACAATGACAAGTCTTGGAAAAACAAGGATGTAGCTGAAGCCGAAAGGTTAAGCCCCCTTGAAAAGTTCCGTGAAAGCTTACTAGCTACACAGGACAAACAGAAAACCATAACTGAAGGGCAAAGCATAGAGGCATTCTACTGGATGCCTACCAATGCCAAGCAAATCAAGGACACTACTAAGAAAAGCCGTCAAAGCCAAACTATTCACATCCCACAGGAATACACTTTCACCAATAAAGGCTTCAAAATAACAAGGAAAAGCCCCCTTGATGGCAAGGACATTAAAATGGACTTTGACGTAATAGACCCTTCATTCAATGAAAAGCATATAGGTCAAAAATTCAGCCTTAGGATAGAGCCCTTAAACTATGACCATGCCTATATATACAGTGAAGGGAAGCCCGTGGTGGATCAGGGAGGAAATAGGGTGAAAGCTATTAATAAGGAGATGTTTCATTCAGCCCTGGCAGATCACCAGGAAGGCGAAGCCATCAAGCTTGATCAACATGAGGCCATAAAGAAACAACAGACACAAATAAGTGCAGGCAGGTTTGCAGAATATGACCTACTGGCTAATCAAGCAGGTGTAAAAGATGCAGACATGATCAATCCAAGGCTATTTGGTCAAAAGGAAATGTCAGACCCTATAAAAATAGCCGCTTCTGAAAGGCTGGTGAATAATCCAAGGTATTCGATTGAGGAATTGGAGCCGGAACCAGAAAAGAAAAAAGCAACAATAAGTCGATTTGAATAAAAAAAAAGGCTGGATCCCACCAGAACCAGCCATAAACCTAAACAATAGAACGATAAAATTATGACAAACGAACAGAAAAAGCAAGTAACCACCTCCATTAATGATTGGATAGAGGAAGGAAACAACGAAAGGAGCCAAAACCAGCTGTGCAAAATAAGCAAGGTAAGCCCCGTAATCGTGCAAGCTATCAGAGCAGGTGAAACTACCTACAAAGCTTCCAAATCTTCTGAGAAGTCCATCCAGATAGTAGACAGTCACTTCTACAAATTAGCGGAAGCAGTAGGGTTGAAGTTTGAAAAGCAGATTCACTTCAATAACCAAAACTTCACACAGGTGCATAACCTGTGCAGGTATGCACAAGGCAAACACCGTAGCGGGATTATAGACAGTGCCGACAGTGGAGCAGGCAAGACCTACGCCCTTGAAGCCTATGCCACCCAAAACAAAAATGCCATCTACATTAAGGCCACATCCATGATGAAGGGCCGTGACCTGATCACTAAGATTATGGAGGTGCTAAATATCACCCCACAGGGAAAAAGAACAGTGACACACCTTAACCAGATCACAGAAAGATTCATTCAGCCGGGTAACGTGATCATCATAGACGAATTGGAGCATTCTAGCCCCGATATATGGCGGGTAATCAAGGACATTAAGGATGCGACGACGAATAAGATAGGGCTGATACTGGCAGGTAAAGGCCTGATAGCTGAACTACATACAGCAGCGGTACGAAATAAGAAACTTATGCCACAGATATGGAGGCGTTTCAAAAACAACAAGATCAAGCTAAAATCCCTGAGCCGTAACAATGTCTTTGCTGCCTGTGAAGAATACGGGGTAACAGACAAGCCAGTACAGCGGCTATTGGCCAAGCATGTAGAAGATTGGAGCCAACTAAATGAGTATGTCAAGGACATACATGATATGATCCTTTCACGGGGCATTGCCCTTACTGAAGACACGGTAAAACAACTATTTGAAATTGACGAATACAGTAATTTCTAAACCGAAAAACATCACGAATATGAAAGCTCAAAAATTTAAATTCTTCCTGATAATTACCGCCCTTGTATGGGTGATAGTAGTCACAATGATAATTATAAGCAGCATACACCATGGATAAGGAAATAGAGCGTCAGAACACCGCAGGGTACTTAAAAACACCTGAGCAGGCCGAACTAATAGAAAGCGAAGCCTTTAATGATGGCTATCAAGCAAGTATTGACGATGCTACATCAGGCTATATGGCCAATAGTGGGATATACAACAGCACACAGGTAACGGAATTCATTGCCGTATACAAAAACGCCCTTTACACAGCGATTGCGGACACTAAGGGCATATATAAACTTGGGGAAAGCGATTTGATAAACGCCCGATTATTCAACAAAATAACAAAATATGCAGACCAGATATTTGGACAAATTGTCAAAAAAACTAAGTAGCCTAAACTGCAAGTACAATCAGCTTGTAGAAATGAAACTACCACGACCTACACCAGGGCGAAACTTCCCCTGGTCTAGGAGTAGCAAAACAGACCTATTGCAGCTTAAAAAGCTGCAACAGGAATCCCTATACAGGGAATACATTCTCCTATCAACAGGCCCATTTGTGTACGATTACCTAAGGCTGAAAGCAGTCAGTAACAAAACTCTTGAAGAGGTTGAAAACTTCAAAAAAGCAACTGAAATATTACTTAACCTCTATATGGGTAACGTGTCAGCTTTGGATTACCTAGAAAAGGTAATGAACACCCCTTGGATTGGGATGGACATTGTAGCGGTACATTCAGACTTGGTGATGGTGCAGGCGGGTGTAATGCGTATGAAAAATGCCTTAAAATAATAATTATGGACACACAAAAAAGAATTACCGAAATAAAGGGCGAAATCCAAGCGATTTATGCCCGTGAATACAGCTTCTTTCCAATTGAAGTTGTCCACTTAAACATTGAATTATTTAAGCTTGAAAAATCATTAGAAACCATGGGTAAACTTACGAAAAAGGAATATGTAAAGGTGACAAAAACAGGTGATTTCAAAGTGACCGTTTCAGTTCAGGAACTTGAATCATTAGTAATTATGATAGATGGATTTAAGCTGCTTTCAGCCCTTGACTTTCACAGCCCTCTAAAGCCTTTCATTGAGATATACAATATTTCAGCGGATAAGCTAAAAATACGCTTCATGAACCCTATTAAGTATGAAGGGCAAACATTGAAATTCACAAGGATTGAAGCTTTTATTTTGACACATCAGCATTATTTATACTTCAATACCCCGGCATTAGCAAGGATCATGATGGACATCCACCAGAAACTTTCATAACGATGGCAAAGGTACTTGGAGTAACGCAGGTTCTGAATAAGAACTACAAGATAATGGAAGGCATTCCCGAATGGATAACAAACTCATTTGGCTGCCTACCAGACCCCTTCTATATCCAGATAATAGGCAGGCCAAAAAACGGAAAAACAAGCCTAACAATGCAGCTAATTAAAGACTTGGCTACGGTACATAATTGCTTTTATAGTAGCATGGAAGAAGGAGACAGCAAGACCATTCAGGACGCATTTAAACGCGTTAATATGGGCGAAGTTACAGGCAAAGTCATGCTTGGTGATGGCTTCTATTTCAATGACCTGGTGACCTACTTAAAAGGCCCGGGCAAACGAAAAAAGATAATAGTATTGGATAGCCTTGATTACATGAAGTTAACGAAGATACAATACATACGACTGATAGAATTATTCCCCTCTAAATCCTTCATTGTGATTTGTTGGGGCAGCAAGAAAGGGCGTGAAGTTGTATGTGATGACTACTATGGTAATAAGATCAAACACATGATGGGTGCAATCGTGTGTGTGGATAATTTCACGGCTGAAACAATAGGCAGGTATGGCCCCACAGAACGCTATGTAATATGGGACAAAGGCGTAAAGAAACCCTCACAAATGAGTATAGCATTATGAAAACGCAAGAACTCATAAACGCCTACACAGGGGTAAGCTGTGAAGACCAATCTACACGTCAATTTAATCAGGCGTATGAATGGCTTTCCCTTCAGCTTAGCAATGACAATGAAGCCTTAGAAAGCATTCCCCTTACCGCTTCATTTTGGGCTTGGTGGAATACGCAATGGGAAGCCTTAGACCTTGCTTTTTTGGAAAGCATAGAACTAGACATCGACCGTGAAAAAGTCATGGTCAACATTCCAGGCAATAGCTTTAAGACCACCCTTGACAGTGAGGCCCAACTTACTGCCATCTGGGAAGATTTTCACCATGTGCGCTACATCGGTGGAGCAAGTCACCTCCTTAAAAAAGGGGTGTTAAATAGTATTTTCACATCTATAAAACAACTAATAAAATGACAACACAGGAAGCAAATGAATTAACGGTGGAAGAGCTAGAAGCCATCCTAAAAACCAAATCAGCTGCAAAGCTTAAAGAACGGGAAAAAGCCCGAAAAGCTTACGAATCTGGTAGAGATATGGAAATTCTAGACCTTATGTCAGAAGCAAACTTCATATCTGAAAGGCTTGAAACCTTCAAAAAAATGTGTCACCAAAGACTGGATAACCAGGCTATAAAATTGGCTGAATATGGTGAAATAAGGTCTAACAGTAAAGGCGGTTTTTCTATCACCCACAGCAAAGGAAACCTAAGGATAACCCGAACCAGAAGTACCGAACCATACTGGGACGAAAGAAGCACTAAGGGTACGGAACTCATAAAAGATTTCTTGTATGATTTCGTAAAGAAAAGGGATGTGAAAATGTTTCAAATGCTTATTCCATTCATTGAGAAAAACAAGGATGGTGATTTGGAATATGCTAAGGTCTTCGTACTGATTCAACATGAGGAACTTTGGGACGATCCACGATGGGTAGAAGGCATCAAGCTTCTAAAGGAAAGCTACAGCATCAATTTGAAAGGGTACGGGTATGAATTCAAATCCGTGGATGAACAAGGCAAATGGGAAAACTTAAAACTAAACTTCACAGCAGTATGAAACTAAAGGAATATAACAAAGCGACCACACTAACTAGGGTGGCACTGAATGAACCTGCCATAACTGTAAACGGGAAATCTGGTCTGATAACTTTCAATAAAGCACTCATCCAAAAACTAGGGTTAAAGGAGGCTGACACTGTTAGTTTCTACCAGGATGAAGAACACCCCCTAAAGTGGTACTTTTTTCACTCTGAAAACGGGTTTATCATCAGGCAAACAACAGGTGGAAATCTAATATTTGGCTGCAAGGCAATGGCCAAAGACATCCTTTCAAGTCTTGAAATCAATGGCAATTCGGTGCAAATACCTGTATCGGGTAAGAACACACATATTCAAGGAGCCGATTATTATGTTCTCGATACCTTCAAAGTAAACCAGAAGTTTAAGCCCGAAAATGCACGGCCTAAACGATTTGAAAACGCTTAAATCAGAAACAAATGAAAAAGGAAAATCTAAAAATTAACGTTTTGGAAGACATGTTTGATGAAGCCAAAGCGGGTAATCTGGTGATGATCACCAGCAACATCGATGCTGAAGCAGACAAGAAACTTCTGGAAGGCCTGAAACCCGATACAGTAACAATAAAAGCCCGTGGTACCCGCAAACATGCGGTTACTTTCAGTGTGACAGCTGTAGACAGGGTTCGGGATGGCTACAAGGTAGAATCCAGAAATGGAACGACTATAATGGTGATGTCCCGACTTACGGGCCGTGTGCATATAGGTGACATAGTAGACTTGGACAATTCAGAAAAAGCAACCGATGAACCAGCCGAAAACATACCTAAAAAAGGGTGATGAAAGCAAGGCTAAGCAGGCAATGAGGTCAAAAATCATTGCCATGCTTATGGCTTGGAAGCCAGACAAGTTTGGCCGCTTTGATTACGACAAAATGAAGCATGCGCCGGTGATGTCCGAAATATACAAATGGGTTAATGATTATGGACATAAAAAGCCCCTGTGGCTAAACAAATACAGTTATTCCGATCTGGTAATCTTGGTGTCACAGATAGGTAAAATAACCAAGGGTTCAAAAAAATAACAAATGGCTGGGAGAAAGAACATAAGAAGCAGAAATGAAGAGGTGAGGCAGGTATTTCGGCACCTTCGAAAGATCGAACGCAGGGAAAGCAGTTACTGCCTGGAACAGATAAGTAACAACTATCACATCTCTACAGACCGCATATATCAACTTCTATCCCAGCCAGATGAACCCAACTGTATACACAATCCAAGTTTCTATTACAAGCAGACAATAATGCAAGAACAATGAATTTGAACTTAGAATACATGGTAAAAATAGGGGAAAGCCCAGCTACTATCTACTACACCTTTGACATCAAAACAAAGATGATCAGAGGTGTGAGGGTCACGGGAAACGTGGAACTGCATCAGGTGCGATGGGTAATGACCAATGCCCCTACCAGTGAAAATGACCTTGTCAAAAACTTCCAAAAGCGAGTAGGTAAAAAGGTCATGATCAAGTTTCTGCCTTTGGATATCAGCTTTGATGACTTTTGGGAAAAGTATGGCAATAAGGTAGGCAAGAAAAAGCGAACCGAACACCTTTGGAGCCTCCTAAACACTGAAGACAGACAAAAAGCAATGGTGTACATGGAAGAATACAACAGCCATCTAAGGCGAAATCCAACGCTTACGAAGCTGTATCCAGAAACGTATCTTTTTCAGGAACGGTGGAATAATTGAGAATGGTTAATGGTGAATTGTTAATTGTTAATTAAATCAAAATAGAAATGACAGAAAATGAATTAAAAGGGCTTGGTTTTGAATTGACAAACCAATATGAACACGATAGATTTCGTACAAGCCGATACGCTAAGGGCTTTTTAGAAGTAGAATTTACTTACGAAGGAAAGAAACTTCACACTTGCGATTTGACTATTTCAGAGCTGAATTGTAAGCCCGTAACATTAGACGAAATGAAAGCCATCACCCCAATACTTGGAGATTGGAATTGGTAGGATTTATTACCTAAACACATTTTAAATCAAAAAATCAAAATGAGAAAAGCGATAAGAACAATATCAAATTTATTCCCTTTTGCAGACTTAGTGCTGCTTCATTTTCCAGCCGGTGTGTTGGCAGCCTTGTTTACGCTGCTATTCACCAGCAATCCCTATGAGATGATAAGGGCAGCCACAGAGATAGGGGCAGCAAAGGAAATATGGGACTTTGGGAGGACTAAGCGAGTGACCTTTCAAAGTGTGTTAGAACTCCTGTTTACCGCCTTGGGCGGTGTGGCTGTAGCTGTATTTTTCTTTTAATTACACGGTGTTATAGAGAGTTAATTTTAAACAGATAAAAACAGAAAATATGTATTACGTAAGAAATGAAGGATTTTTAGGAAACGCACTAATTTGGTGGAAAGAAGGTAGAAACGGTTACACTTGTGACATTAATTCCGCTCACAAATTTACCAAAGAAGAAGCCGAAAATGTTTGTAAGCGACCACAAGACACTGCTTATGAATGTGATTACATTGATGGACTTTTAGAAGCACAGAAGATAATAATGGACTGCCAATATGTAGATGAATCTAAAAGGTTGTGGAAGCCTTAATTCTCTATACAATTGTAAATTATTAATTATGAAAAATAGAAAATATGGTTATTCAGCTGAAGAGCTTAACAACGAAAAAGGGGCGGCGTATGTGTACGCAATATTGGTACTGGTGACGGGGGTAGCATTCCTGTTGGGAGTAATTGCAGGTTCGACCTGGTTTTATTTTAATAGTGGTATTACAGACTTTAGATTTTAGGGGGTATGAGACTAACAAGAGATGAAGCCAGAATATTAGGTGAATTACTAAGGGAATCAAAGAATCAAAGAAGCAATTAACAATTAATCATTAACAATTAACAATTATAAAAATGAGCGATAAAAAAACGACAAAAAGCCAAAAAAATGCCATGACTAAAATCAATAAACTGGCAGAAATAAACATTCTTGACTTGGGTAGAGATAAGGTAGGAATTAGCATTATGACTAACGAAGAGTGTACGATTAACATTTTATTCACTGCATTAATGAATCTATTGAGTGACTTAAAGGATTGCAAAGAGCAAAACGGGGAAGGTGCCACCATGGAAGAATTTGACGAGTGGCAGGACATAAAACGGAAAAATTAATTATAAATATAAACGGGAGGTGGCCCACAGGCGGTAAAGCCAGATTCCACCATAGAAGCGATGCAAGCCCTCTGAGATATTCAGAGGGCTTTTTGTTTTACCCTGCCTGCCAAGCATTTCGCTTCCTTTCAAACCTGATTTCTTTCTTTACATTAATTCCCCTGATGATCTGGTTACCAGAAAAGATAGGCTTGTCAAAGCTTGTAACCGTCAAACCTCCATACATGTCTATGAGTGTATCAATGTGATCTGCATAGGCTAAGGCTTCAAGGTAGTCCGGTCTGTCTTCACTTTCTATTCTACCACGGTGGAAATTGTCTACCACCACCATTATTTTGAAAGTAGTGAAACCTGTTTTTTTGCCCTCAAAGTATTCTAGTGGAATGTCTCCAAAGTCCACCCCTATATAAGGGCGTGGGGGCTGGGTATCATCTTCTTCATCAAAGCTGATGGACTGCCAGGGTATCACATTATTTGGAATCTCAATATTCCTTTGGCTGTAGAATGTAGGACTATCGGTAATTAACCGCCCTTGTAACTGCTGTAATATGGCTTTGTAACTCATTTGAATACCCTGTTTAATCGTTGTTCAATTGCTTGTTTGATCTTCAAATCAAGTATTTTTGACGGCCCTAAGTATTGCCGCTGTGGCATGTTGAATGATATCCTTCCTTTCTTCAAGGCCATCCATTTCCATTTCACTTTTTCTTCAGGTACTTTAAGGTTCCCCTCATTATCTACTTCATACTTGAAGTGCATGGCCCAAAAGAACCGCCTCATTTTTGGGCTAATGTCCATCGTGATCCTTGCCCCTTCATTGTGGGCTATCATATAATCAAGATCAGTACCGATGGTGACGTGCTTCTTACTTCTGGAAGTGACCCTAATAGAACGCCTACCTACACCGCCTCTATCACCCACTAGCAAAGACCTGGAAGAATCAGGTTCTTTTCTTACAGGCCATGGAACGCCTTCATAAGCTTGGGCCTCAAAATTATCCAAAACAAAATCTATAATGGTGTCCGCTACAATGGACGGCAAGTCATTAAGGAACTTCCTATAAGCCTTTATTTCAAATTGGATAGTAGCCATTATTCAGGTCTTTTTAAGCCCCAATTCTTTTGCATGTCCTTCACGGCACTACCACCCACTTTGAAATAAGGATGGCTTTCACTGAAGACCATTTTTTCTTTGCCAGGATTGAACCTAAAGGCCGGGCGTATGTCCCTGTTGTTTGGTAGCTTGTCCGGTGCTGTCAGTTCGCCAACAGATACAGCATTGACCGTACACCTACAGCCCCAATCAAGGATAGGCATTAACCAATCCCAAATCGGGTCTTCTACAGGCCTGACTATACCATTGTATTTCTTATGCCGTGATCTGCCATCCAGCACCGCCCGGAACTTCAGCAAAGGACTTGCAGACTTATTGGCCTGTATATCCTGCCATTTACTTGCTATTTGTGCATTGGCAGTTGTAGCCTGGTATTCACTCTGTAGCCAATTCACATTATAGTTAGTATGAACCTTTAGGACTTCATCACGAAATTTGGCAAATGGCTTGACCTTCCCCCCTGGTAGGGTAAGGCTTCCAAAAGCCTCTTGTATAAATTGGAATTCTTTGGCAGAACTGAATGAAAACACATTGTTCTTTAGTGCTGTGATCATTTTTGCATCTATCTTTCTTTTCAATGTGCCATAGCCAGTAACTAAAGCCTTGTCCAGTTCCTTATACACAAGGTCTACCAATGTGGCTGGTACCTGCTTCTTTGTCATGGTACCAGCATGGATGGCAATTATGATTCTTTCTACTTCAGCCCTAATGTCGTCTTGGTAACTGAGGGTAACTGCCTGCTTTGGTGCTGGCAATTCACCCCAGTATTCTGACATCATTAGGGCAATGTCTTTCCCGGCACTGGTGGTGGAGCTGTGGCCTTTCCTTGGCTGAATATGGCTATTGAATCTTCATCAGGATCAGGGAGGTTGAATTCATCCCTAAGGTATTGCTGATCAATAGGGGTAATCAGGCTAAGTTTTTCAAACACATCTATTTTTTGCTGTGGGGTTAATTTGATGGTGTCATCAAATTTGAATTTGGTTCCTCTAAGCTGGGTAAGCCCAAAAGTATTAATCAGCTTGGGTTTTATGTTCCAGTTCAATTGGTATTCACACCAAAGCTTGTCTTCAAGGTTAATAGATTTTTCCACGTCTTGGTGAACTTCACCTAAAGCATAGGAGCCTTTCCCATCGGTGCCAGTGGTTAATGTTTGGCCCAAGACGGTGATAATCATTTCTTCATTCATGATGCTGTTGAATTCCTTGTACCCTCCATTGCCTGCTGAAGTACCTGCATTGTGATAGGTGACAGCGGTACCCTTTGGCACGATCACATAAGGAGCGGCCCCGGCTGCTTTGGCTTGTGCCTCTACCTGCTTTCTGGTGTCGGGCTGGTGTGGGTCATATTCATACGTTCTAAGCGGCATCCCAAAAAGCTCATTGTATTGGGCAAAGTCTGCCCAATTGTTTCTTTTGTACAGTACATAAGGTATAAGGTTCATGAAAAGGCCTAAGTCCCTTTCTCCTCCAAACTCAAACAAGTAATCAGCAAAAGGCTCATCCCTAAAGGGTAGCCCCTGGTTAGAAAAAGTATTGGCATTGGCTGTGATCACCCCAAATTCTGGGCTTACGTTCTTCCTTGGCACCAGCTTGATTTTAAACAGTTGCTCTAGTTCAGGGTCTTTGAACGCTGCTTCATTAAAAACAGGCTCCACCAGGCTATGACCCCAAAACATTTTACCCATCATGAAGGTCAATAAGTCAGACATCCAAGGGGCTTGGAATAGACCTATGGTCTTTTCATCGTCTGTACCTTCCAGACTTATAGGCGTGGTGGTAACTGCCCTTATCCTTTTGCCCATGATAGATTCTAATATACCATCGGTCTTCACATTCTCGATTAGTTCATAGTAAAGCTTCCGGTTTGGGTTGCGTAGGCTTTCGGCACTATTAATCGAACGCCTGTAATTGCCAATGTCTGCCGGCCCTCTGTTTATTTGTGCAATAGTGATCTTCTGATCGACTATTGTTATTTCGTGCAAAGAGGGGTCTTTCAATCGAACGTTTCTAAAGCCTGCCTTGTCCATATGTCTTAATGTTGATTAGTTACATGTTTGAAACTATATAAAGCCTAATAGGGGTGTTACATAGGTGTTAAATAATAAGTATATCAGTATCTGACTACCCTGCGCTCTTCAGAGCCGAAAGCTACCATGAAATTATCCCCTTCTTCAGCTACAGGGAGTAAGGGATTGAGTAAGCCGCCTGCCACTTTTTCAAGCCACCTGATAGATATGTCGTAGTCATCAATTCTAAGTTTTGGAATCTGGGAGCCTGGCAAAGCTTTGTGGGCGTGGTAGAGCGTAATGTACACCATGCGCAAAACAATAATAGGGTTCCTTGGATCATCCACTACAAAAGTAGGGGTGTCACTGGTAGCACTTTCTGAAGGTCTTATACCTGTTTGGTCTACCAGTGACCGCCAAATCTTGTCCGATTCATGTATGAAGGCACCAGCCTTTACCAGGCGGGTGCTTTCATAGTCAGAAATTGGAGTGAAGATTTTGGCCACATCAAACCTACTAGATAGGTAAGAAGCTATTTCTGCTTCAGCGGCAAATTCTACTTTCTGTATCACATCGGTTTGCTTTAGCAAAATGTCCTCTTTGATCTCCTTACGGATATATGGGTGATAATCTGACGGGATCAGGAACCGAACGGTAATGTTCATTTCTATTACCAGTGAGAACACCGCTACCAATTCAATGTCTTCGGTCATGACAACATTAATATTAGCACTTGTATTGTAGGTTTCAGTACCTCTTTTCCATTCCACGAAGGAATAGCCTGATAATGGGGTTGCCAGAAGATTAACTACTGTGCCTTCAGAGAATGGACCGGGACCGGTTAAGTTGACAGCTGTACCTTGACCCTGAATTAATAGAGTAGCATCAAATGTATTTGGGTTGGGACCGTCCCCTTCTTTGATCAGTACGGCACTGGAAAAAGGCTGTAGGGTAAGGTTACCACCTGGGTACACATCAGCGGGCGTTTTCCAAGTGCCAACCAAAGCTGTGGTAGCGGGGGCGGTTGTGGGATTGGTAAATACCTTAATATGGTCTTCATAGTCTGTTAACACCCCTGTAACCTCTTTGAACTCAAAGTCATCTACATACAGATCACCTTGATGACTTTGGAAGTCTATCATTAAAGACGATGTATCAGCTTCTTTCAGGTCATATAGGAAGAATTCAAACGCCTGTACTGTGGCTGTGGCTACAGTGTGTATTTCTGTAGAAATCATACTATAGGGCGTATCCTTCTCCCTTAGGTAGATGTTTAAAGACTGATGGCCCGAAGGTGCCAGGGCTTTGAATCTAAGTACATACACCTTTGCCGGGTCTATGGCTCCCATGTTGGCAAAACCAAGTTCTACCCGTGTAGTAGCGGTGCTTTCAGCGGTCACACTGGCTTTCAGTGATCCCGTGCCAGTAATCTTTGAGCTACTATCAAGGGCCGTGACAGCTGTACCGCCTGCATGGTAGATGCCCACACCATCCACATTTGCTTCAAAGGTTGAATTGGCAAACCTGTTTGCCAATTCAGTGGCTATGGTGAATTCTGGAATATCTAAGCTTAGGAAGGTGGAATTAAGGTCATAGCTTAAAGCCTGCCATTGCGCTTTGGTAAGGTTGTTATATACCCTTTGTCCTGAAATGTATACTTCAGTGGGGACGACCATTTCACCGCCTGCACATAGTATAATGGTATTGAAATCAATGTCACCAAAAAGAGCCAAGTCATTAAGGCCTGAATTAAGGAAGTAAGCATGTTGACCTTTGCCTGTAAGCACCTTGGTGTTATACTTTTCTTCATTGTTCCTAATTAACTCCTTTCCTGCATTGTGACCATATAGGGAGCCATAGAGCGCTGAGTATATGATATTGTAATTGAACAGGATATTACTGGAATTGTGATTGAAGTAACCGGAACGGCCATTGTGAATGAAAGCATTGTAGGTGGTTTCAATGTCTTCAGAATTATCATCTACATAGAAAGAGTGAATTCCATGGAGCTTATTGACGCCTAAATTGCTTACAATATTGTTGTGAATCTTCCTATTGACAAAGGTGGATGAATCCTTGACGCCGCCATAGCAATATATGGCCCCGCCGTCATGCTTGATAGTACAAAAGCCTTCAATTACATTTTGGTACACTTCTGCATTGTCTCCATAGAACCTTATAGGTATGTACCCAACATTCTGGAAAGTGTTTCGCCTAAAAATAGAATTGTGACTTGACCCAAAAATAGCAAAGCCCTTGCCGTCACTATTGGTACAAGCCCCAAAAAAGTGGGCGATATCCATGAAGGTAGAATCCTCTACAATCAGAGAATTAGAAGCGTTTTTTTGATTGATAGCTATATCAAGAATCTTTTCAAAGGTGCAATTCCTAACAATGACATCGGTAGAAGTCCATAAACCTAAGCCTGTAGCCCCTTGGTTCCTGAATGTGAGGCCGTCAAAAACGTTATTATGTGATGATACCATTCTAAGCCCTTCCAAATTTGCGCCTTCAAACAATAATTCATCCAATTCATTTCTGCCATTTGCTTCACCGTTAATGTTGTATTCTTCACTACTCACTTGTATAGATAGTGTACTTGGATTGACTTCAGAATAGAGGGTGACGGTATTGGTACCGGGACTATACATCCAGTCCCCTTGCGTTGTAAGTGCTTCTAGACAATTTTGGATCAGGTAGTTTTTTTGGGACTTGGTAGAGTAGCTACTACTAGCTACAAAGGTAAGGGTGTTACCTGCAATTCCTGAAATATAAGCCTTGTCATGTATGAAATCATTCTTCTCTACTACCAATTCGACTTCACCACCGCTATAATTAAAATCAGGTAGGTTGGTGCTTACTAGTGTGGTGGTAGTGCCGTCTGAAGTAGTTTTTAGCGGGGTGCTGATATTCTTTGGCCTAATAATGCCGTCTAGTAACAATAAACTAATATAATCAGGCAATGTGGCATCTGTCTTAGTCCACAGATTACCACTTGTGTTTGTCCATCCAGTAAGGTTTTTCAGCCCTGAAATGGTAGGGGCATCACCTGTGCCGTATGGGCTTATCTGTACGGTGTTGCCTTCTGCTCCATCATTCTGGGTAGGGATCAATAGGGTCTCATACCAAATTCCATCCTTTTGGAAATAGACCCTATCACCTGGTTCTAATCCAGGACTGCCAGATAGGAAGGTTTGGAGCCTTGCAAGGGTAGCCCATGCCAGGGCTTCAGACGTGCCATCATTGGCATCATTTCCGGTGTTTGAAAGATAATAGTTCATATATACTAATTTATAAGGTATTAAACATTGGTTTCACGGTTACATTCTCCACCCTTCCCGCTGTTCACGGGTATCTTTTAGGCTGCCAAGTATGGCGGGCTGTGAAGTAAAAACAGCCTGATTGAGCAGGTGAACGGCTCCTTCGTACGCATCAGGGCCATCCTTCTTCGTCTTCTTTGGTGGCTCGAATGCTTCAAATTGTGTAATAAGGTTGCGCATGTGGGGGTTGGTTTCTTCAGCTTTGTTGAAGATGTTATTGCCCCGCTGAAAGATTCCCTGTAAGGACTTGATTCGAAGGTCTTTGTCTGGCTTCTTTCTGGTATCACCTATTAGCGGTATTGGAAAGCCTTTTACCATGGCCATGGCATCAAAGTCTTCATAGAGCAAGTCAAGCAAGAATACTTCTTCCATGTACCATACCGCTTTGGCGTTGCGTTCTTCCAGCCACTGGTATAGATCATAGTGCCATTCTACCATCTCCATACGGGAGGCGGCACCGCAATAAACCTTGTAGGTCCTGTAGGTACGGCCTACCAGTCCCAGCAATACCAGGGCTTTGGAATCCGAGGTGCCTGTATTTTTGAATCCACCATCGAGGTATGCGATCAGGTTGGTGACGTTGCCCACGGGTGGAAGCTTCTCAAAACGCCACCATTCCTTAAGGAAGATTTTCCCCTCTGTAATGGGATTGTTCATGTATTCAGATTCAAAGGCGGCGTAGCCTGCATCTATTTCGATCTGAAGGATATCATCAAGGCTGTACTTTTCAGGCCATGTGGGATTCCCATGCATGTCCCTGATAGGGATATCCATAATGAAGTACTCAATGGCAGCGGCTCCTTTTAGCTTTCTGTTAAGCTTCTTCTGGAGGGCTTTCATCTTGGTTTCGGATTCCATCCACTTGGCAGCAAGCTTGGCTGTTACTGATTTTTCATGTATCAGGTTATTGGCCTGAATTACCCTTCCTTGGCCTTTATCCATCGTGGGTACTAGTGACCGTATTATCCAATCCACCAGCTTATTCACCCTGCTTTCGTTCTGTACCATTTCATCATCATCCACATCGTCAATGATGATCAAGTCAGGCCTGAAGGCTCCCTTTCTAAGTCCACGGGGCTTCTGCCCTATACCCAGCGCAAAATGGGTACAGCCATCTTTGGTAGTGAAGTTGCCTTCCTGCCAGGTACCCATTTGATATTGTTCACCAAAATCATGGATATACCTTTGATTGAATTGCAGTTCGGCCTGAAGGTCACCAAGCAGGTTGTCCGCTGCATCATTATTGGCACCTATCAGCACCATGGTGTTATACTCCCTTACGGACTGAATCTTCAACCACATAGGAATGATGATATCAGAATGTACCGACTTGGCACCGCCTCTGAACACCCTGTATTGCGCCCTGATGTTCTTGCTGTTCTTCACCTTATTGGCAAATTTGATATGAAAAGCAGCACTTTTTGACTTTGCGTAATGTGGGAAGTATTGGGTAACGAAAAAATCATAGTCAGACATGGCCTTCTTTTTACGAAGTTCTTTGTCTCCTACAGATTCATTGGCCATGGCTGGGGTGGCATTCATTACCCTAGTGCAGTGTTCTTGCCAGTCCTGAAGGCTTCGCTTTTCTTGTGTGGTTAAGTGTACCTGTCTCATTATTCAGCGTGGTTCCTTATGAAATTACTTTGGAAGGGTATGAAGCGTTTGGCCAATTCGAAGTCTTCACGGATAAGAAAATCATTGAATTCCTTGAACACCTGTATGTATATGGACAGGTTGATTTTCTTGTCAAGTTTCTCCACGGCCATAGCAAGTTTTAGGATGCTGTCCGTTTCCTTGCTGTTCATTGGCCGTCCTTCATTTCGGGCAGATTCTTCTATTTGGTTGACTTGTGACAGCAGGTTGCTTACCAGCTTGTCCCTAGTCACTGTCTTGTGATCCCTGATTTTTTTCCAGTCTCCACCCTGTACCCAGCGTGAAATGGTGTTTTCAGGGGTGTCCAGCAATTCCGCTATTTCCTTCTGTGCGTAGAAGTTGAAGAAGTAAGATTCAGCCAGAATTTTGCGCTTTTTCAGTGGGATAGGATTGGCCATTTGCTTTTGTTTTTTTCAAAAGTGACTGTATAAAACGGCCTTATCAAGGCGTAAAATTCCTAAGTAGAGGAAACTATGTAAGGGTTACACCCTTGTTAGTAATTAGAAATTTAGGTGCTTGATTTGGCGGTAAAAAGCTTTCACTTTTGAAAAAAAGCAATTAGAAAGCTTATGAAATTACACCCTGTAGTAATATGTAGCAATAAGGTAAACCGATATGGGTTCCGGGTCTTGGCATCAGGCATAGAACTGGGCGTATATGAAAAGAACCCTATCCTACTGTATGCACACCAAAGACCAAATAGGGACAATCCAGAAATAGCACCTGTGGGGAAAATGCATAACATCCAGCTTAATAAAAGCAATGAACTGGTAGGTGAAATGGAGTTTGACCAAGACGATGAATTTGCCGTGAAGCTAGAAAAAAAGTGGGAAAAGGGCATGCTGAATGCAGTAAGCCTAAAGGCCGAAATGGTAGAAGTGTCTGATGCACCTGAATTTTTACTACCCGGTCAAAGCCTACCTACCCTTACCAAGTCCCTATTAGAAGAGGTTTCAATAGAACCTATCCCAGGTGACAGTGAGGCGGTGGCCCTTCGCCTGCACTATAAGGGTGAACCCGCTACAGTAATTAGTCTGTCTGATGACAACCATCCTGATTTAGAAAAATTATTTCCATCCAATAAAAATAAATCTCATATGAAAATCATTGCACTGGCATTTAAAGGCCAAAAATTTGTACAGCTGGCAAACGGTGCCAGTGAGGAAGACATTGCTAATGCAGTGTCCGAACTGGTAAGTAAAGCCAATGACCTTGGAGCCAAAGAAGTAAGCCTAACGGCTGACTTAAAAGCAAAGGACGACTTGGTCACAGTACTTGAAGGAAAGCTTAAAACGGTGGCCCTTGCAGCAAAGGAAGACAAGGCAAATGCTTTGGTAGACGGTGCCATCCAGTCAAAGAAGATTCTGGTTTCCGAAAAAGAAGAATACGTGGAATTGGCAAAGACGAACTATGACACAGTGAAAAACATCCTGGACAAAAAGAAGGGTTTCACATCTGTGATGGATCACTTAGGTAGTCCACCAAAAACAGAAACGGGGAAGTATGCTGAACTAAGCTTCAGGGAACTGGAAAAGAAGAATTTGACAGGTCAATTGAAGGCTGAAAACTTGGAGCTATTCAAAGAAAAGTATCAGGCACAGTACGGCGTTCCTTACAAAGAGTAGGGTAACCATCTAAAAATCAACCAAAAAATAACGTAACCAATCTATCATTTAACATACCATATTATGAAAAATATCAAGTGGGGCGCAGTCCTCTTTAATGTGTTAGTAGCCCTATTTATGGGGGTAGCAGGTCAATCCATTGGCCTTAATGCCTATGCAGTGGCAGGGACAGTGTTCACCGCTGGCATGGTGATGCCAAAGGAAATGAAAGCGGTATTGCCGATGGCCGTGCAGGTAGAAATGTGGCAAAGTGACTTCATAGAGAATCTCTATTCAGAAAATCCATTCCTTAACTATGCATTTAATGGTGATGAATATGTCCTCAAAGGCAAAGTGGTTCACATCCCTGTAATAGGAGATAAACCAACAGTAATTAAAAACAATACTAATTGGCCCCTAACAGTCTCCCAAAGGGCAGATAGTGATATCGTGTATGCCATAGATGTTTATTCTACTGAACCAATACATATTGTAGATGCTGACAAAGTAGAGCTTTCTTATGACAAGCGACAATCAGCCATAGAAGAGCATTCAGGGGCAATTAATGAAGATTCCGGAAATTGGATTCTTAAAGACTGGTTTAGCAAAACGATGAATGGAACAACTGTCACGGGGCAAATTATTAGAACCACTGGAGGGGCTGATGCTACAGCTGTGCTGTCTCATTTGCCCTCTGCCACTGGGAACCGATTTGCATTCGTCAAAGGTGACCTGAAGGCAGCAGGTTCCTTGATGAATAAAGCTAAGATTTCCAAAAAAGACAGGTATGCCCTGTTTGACAGTGAGATGATTAGCCAACTCCAAGACGATCCTGATTTGATCAAAAGAGACGGTGTTAATGGGGGTGAATTGAACCTCAAAGAAGGCTTCCTAATGAAGCTATACGGGTTCAATATAATGGAGCGTGCAGAAGTATTAAGGTTTACCAATGCAGCGACCCCCGTGGTAGTTGATCCTGGTGCAGCTGGTGCAGCTACTCACAATGCAGGGGTATTGTGTTGGCAAAAGAATGCTGTAGAAAAAGCCATGGGCGAAGTGAAATTCTTTGAAAACGTGGACGATGCCACCTATCAGGGTGATGTATACAGTGCCTTGCTACGTGTAGGGGGTAGAATAAGAAGGGCAGCTGGCGTTGTGGCTATTGTCCAAGGCGTACCAGCATAGTCAATATAAGGAAGGGGGAGCCTTTCCTTATATTCATTTTTCACCTTAAACAATAAGACAGATGCAAGTTGATTTAGGACAGAAAGTAGGCACAGCCATTGCCTCTATAGGGAGCTTTATCACTGCTTACGCAGCAAGTGAACAACTAATAAATGAGCTAGTTCGCCTACTTTCTTCCTCTCTCATTGCTGCGTTTGGGGCTTTGATTGGTTTTTTCATAACGAAGTACCTTAAAAAGTGGGAGCGAAGCATAGAGGAAAAAAAGAAGATTAAACCACCTTTTGAAGACAATTAAAATGACTGACTTTAAGATAGCTTACGATAAAGTGATGGGCCATGAAGGTGGCTACCATGCAGGTACGGGAGCCAATGCAGCTGACAGAGGTGGTGAAACCTATATGGGAATAGCGAGGGTACACCATCCAAAATGGTATGGGTGGAAAATCATTGATGATTCAAAAAAGGAATCGAACTTTCCACGCAACCTAAAAAGGATTGGGATTTTGCATGAGGCAGTCAAGGTTTTTTATCTGGAATTCTTTTGGGAAGCAAACAGCCTTCAATTGCTCAATGATCAGAAAACTAAAGACAAGCTTTTTGACATAGGCGTGAATATGGGTACCAGGAGGGCAGCGGTTTTCCTACAAACAGGATTTAATTATCTTTGCCGTGGGAATGCTGATTCAAAACTGAAAGTAGATGGGTATATAGGCATATTGACTGTAGGACGTATCAACCAGCTGAACCAAAATGACACCAGGCACCTGTATAACCTACTGAATGTGCAGCAAGGAAGGCACTACTTGAACATCATTGACAATGACAGTAGTCAGGAGGCATTTACTAGAGGGTGGATAGACAGGCTTAATCTTATTAACCAATAAAACGAAATTGAAATGCAGGAAAAAAAGAAATTCAAAGATACAACCGTTGGGCGTCTGCTTGGCGGTGTGGTGCGTGGAGCCATCAGAGAACTGCCCATAGTGGGCGGTGTGATTGACAACTTCAAGTCACTTGAAGGCGGTGTAGGAAACATCAAAGGCAGTGAACTAACAGGGCAGATTTTAGCAGGTGGAGTAGTATTGCTTTCCTTGCTTCATGGCCTTGGCTTCATTGAGCAAACGGCCTTTCAAGTTATCATCAGCGTATTAACCGGGTTACTGTAATGATCAAACGATTTGCATCTAAATTGATCGAATGGCTAACCCCAATGGCCTATGAAGCCATAACGCTTGACAAGGTAAACAAAAAACTAATCCAACCATTGCCCGGGTTGCCGGGCTACTATAAGTTTGCCGCCCCTGCTGACATGCCACAGGGGCGGTTTATCCATTACCTGCACTTGACAAAAAGATTGGATTTAAACGTAGATGAACAGCTTTTAAACACCTATTTAGATGGCCTTACAAAGGCGTTTGAAAATGGTGATAGTGGCAAATTCAATGGTCTGGTCTTCATGCTTCGTGACACCCTGGCTAATGTCACGCCTGTGGAAACCTACTATTGGATAGCGGCCTTGCTGTACTTCGATAAGAAAGAAGACTTAACTACTTTTGATTTTGATTACAATCAAAAGAAAGTGGCTCATTTCAAAAGCCTACCCAATCAGTCTTTTTTTTTGGCTACCCTCATAAAGCACTGTCAGGGTATTGGCGAAGCATCACTACCAGACATAGAAGCCTTTTTGAAAGGCAGCCAGGTGAAGGCCGAAAGCTACAGGCGGATTCTTACCATGGCGAAATAATAAAGGCACTGAATGAACATGAATACATCACCCTAATGTACTGTGATGGCAATGAACTAGCAGCAAAGGAGATTTCAGCCGGGACATCAGAAAATTACTATAGATGGCTGGAAGTCAAAACCAAATTACACCGAAAGAAAAATGGCTAATATACCTTTACGAGCAGATATTGACAACAGGTCTTTTGAATCTGTTAAGAAGTATCTCGATGAGATAGCCAGAAAGGCGGGCATGTCTGAAAAGGAGATCAAGGACATGAATAAAGCCATCGGAAACGGTGGTAAGAAGTCCCGTGAAGCCTCCATGCAGGCAAAAGGAGGTTTAGAAAGTCTTAATAAAACCGTCAAAAGTGTGGGTACCGCTATGTTGGCGGCTTTTTCTATTCAGGCCATTATTTCCCTTGGCAGCAAAGTGGTGGATGTGACAGCCAAATTCCAAAAAATGGAAGCCATGCTAAGGGTGGCACTTGGGAGCCAAAGCGATGCAGTAAGGGCCATGGAGATGATTACCGACTTTGCAAGTGACACCCCCTTTCAAGTAGAAGAGCTTACTAGAAGTTTTGTGAAGCTTACCAATCAGGGATTTAAGCCTACAAGGGAACAGCTTAGGCAAATGGGAGATTTGGCCGCCTCTATGGGAAAGGAGTTTGACCAACTAACAGAAGCTATCCTTGATGCACAAACAGGGGAGTTTGAAAGGTTGAAGGAATTTGGTATTAGAGCAAGTTCAGAGGGTGACCGGGTGAAGTTCACCTTTAAGGGGGTGACTACAGAAGTAGCCAAGACGGATGAGGCCATGAGGTCATATATTTTAGCCCTTGGAGATGCAGCGGGTATTTCCGGTGCTATGGCTGAAGTGTCTGCCACTATAGGCGGCCAACTGTCTAATTTGTCTGACAACTGGACAATGCTAATGAAAGAAATAGGTGAAGGCTCCACCGGGGTAATCGCTTTTGCCATCAAAGAACTAAATACATTAATCACCACATTAAGAAACTTTGGAGCATTTGCTGAAGGTCTTAACCCCTTTAAGTCAGTTCAAGATTGGAGCTTTGAGACCAAAAAGGCTCTTTTGGATTTAGGCCTTACCAACGGCGGGAAACTTGTCAAAGACCTATTAAAACCAATTGATGAAATAGATTTTACCAAGCTGGAAAAGGGAAGTACCGCCTATATGGATTTCCTTAGAATCTTTGAGCAGGAAGGCGAAGACATCAAAGAAGTGCAGGGGCTGTGGTCTACCTATGTAGAAATTAGGAAGAATGACTATTACAACACTTTGGCAGATGCTGGCAGGGCTTATTTCGAAGCTGAAGGCAAAGCCAGGCGTGCGCAGGTAGAAGCAGATGAAGAGGCTAAGAAACAAGCTGAAGAAGCTCTGGAAGTGCAGCGGGCTAAAATACAGGCTGAACAAGACAGAATTAACGGGCTTGGACTTATAGCCAAACTGGAACATGATATTACCGAGGCTCAAAAAGAAAGGTCACAGGCTGGGAGTGGAGCTGAAGTAAGCCGAATAGACGCCAGAATAGAAAAGCTTCAGCAGGAACTTGGTTTGATCAACCTGATAGCTGAAGGCATCGACACGGGAAAACGTGATCCATTTGAAGGGCTGGAAAAAAGTACGGCAAAGACATTTAAGAAAGTACAAGAGGCGGCCAAGGATGGGCTTGATAAGGCTGTAGACGATCAAAAAGAAGCAACCAAAAAAGATAAAAATGCAGATGAAGACCTTGCAAAGCACAAAGAAAAAGTAATGCGGGAAGGCATATCCACGGCCCTAAATGTAGCTTCGGGTATATCAGATATTTTTTATTTTGCCTCACAGGAAAGAATAAGCCAGTTGGAAACTGAAAAAGAAGCTAGCTTGGCATTGGCTGGTGATGATGTCCAACAACGTGAAGTCATAACCAAAAAGTTTAACGAGAAAATTAGGGCCGAAAAGGTCAAACAGGCAAACATGGACAAGGCTACTGCATTGTTTGAAATAGGAATTAATGCAGCTGTAGGAATATCAAAAGCGATTAAATTAAGCCCCGGAACTTTTGGTCTTCCATTTTCGGCTTTTATTGTCGCTCAGGCGGCAATTCAAGCGGGTGTAGTAATGGCAAAGCCAGTTCCAAAATACAAAGACGGTGTGTTTGACCTGGAAGGACCCGGTAATGCCACAAGTGATTCGATTACTGCCCGCCTGTCACGGGGTGAATCCGTGGTGCATGCTTCAGGTACCAATAAGTTCAGAGACATTTTAAAACCTATTATTGAAGATAAAAACTTTACTTATGAAAAGCTTCTAGGGATTGCCATGGATAAGGTACCATTGAAGCTTAGGGCTGATGTGATGAACCCTCCTGCCAAGGAGAAATCAGGAACTGACACCGCTTTATTACAAGGATTGTATAGGCTTGAAAAGGCTTATAAGAGCAACAAAGGAACGGACATTATAATTGACCGTTCGGGCGTTTCACAGCGTGAAAAATCAAGGTCAAGAGCCATCAAACAACAAAGGGACTGGTTATATGATTAAGTGGCGTTTTATATTGAACAGTGAAGAGCGTGGGGAATACGAAACCCAGAACGAACCCATGTCATGGAGGGATAGAGAAACCCGACTTGTAAGGGACATGAAGACCTATGGTGTCACGCGTGAAATCACCAGCCCCATTGTTTTCATCAAGGATGCAAAAGCCTATGTACAGGATGTTTTTAATAAGGCTGGGTACAATGCAAGTGTCACTTTTAGGGTGTTTGAGTACAATCCATTGATCAGGGATTATGAACAGTATTTTTCAGGGGTACTTATACTAAAAGGAATAGAAATAAGACCTTCAGAACTGCAGGTGATGGCTACGCCCAACACCATACAGGAAAGAATAAAAAACAGGGGCAATACTGAAGTAGAATTGTCTTCTATTTTCTCGATTGGTGGCACCGCTGTTTTTTCTGAAGATGAGATAACCCCAAGCCTTCACAGTAGGCTAATTGTTCAAAGCCAAAGTAACAGGTGGACAGGTGAAAAAGCCTTGCCAATGACATCAGGGCAATTGCTTCAAATAGGTTGGGATGACTACCCAAAAGACGAACTTAAGGGATGGAAAAAAGAACGTATAACCATTGCTACAAGTGAAGTGTTTCCGGTGTACAAATGTGAAGAAGGTGGAGATCATGTTTTTGACGTGTTCTTTGCGGTGGACAGTAGTAGTGGGTTTGAAGATGAAATCCAATTCTATTACCGTGTAAATAACGGTTCGCCTGTATTGGTCACCACTACCTACCAATCTGTGGTGGATGGATTCACTTATAGTTTTTTTGCAGTCACTTTAGATGCTACTATTGCCCTTATTCCCGGTGATGCATTTTACTTTTATGGTGTGTGCAACCGCAACTTTACTGCGAAGGTTGGTATTAGTGGGTTTAGCCGTTACCCAGAATTGGATGAAGATAGATTTTTGGTAGATGCCAACACCTATATTGAAGCCAAAGAAGTGGGTGGTTTTCTGGCTTTTGAAGCCTTTAATCAGGTATTGAAACATGTAACTGATAAGCGGGCCATCCTTTCAAGTGCCGTACTGGGGAGGACTGATATTGGTTACAATGTGGACGGCGCGGCTGCCCTGAATATGCTTACTTCAGGTGCTAAGATTTCTAACAAAACAGGAGTCATTAAAACGACATTAAACAAGCTTTTAAAAGCCTTTAAATGCGCTTATAATTTAGGCATGTCCGTTGTTGTTTTGCCAGACGGGACTGAGAAAATTATAATTGAAGAAATGGGCCACTTTTTCAAAGGAAAAGTAGGCATTACCCTTACAAAGGTTTGGAACATTCGTAAGCGAGTAGCTGAAGAGATGATACACAATAAGGTGAACGTTGGGTACACCAATCATGAAACTGAAATAAGCAATAGTCAAGATGATTTTTGCACCGAAAGTAACTATATCATACCGGGATTATTTGTCAACAATGAGCTTGATTTGCTGAATCCATACATAGCCAGCATGTACGCTATAGAGCAAAAAAGAAGACAGGTAGGTAGTTCTTCTAAAAATGAAAAGTACGACAATGATGAATTTTTGATAAGCTTGGTAAGGGAAGGAGAAGGGTATAAGAGCCGAACCAATGAAGGCTTTGAAAGTGTGAGTGGTGTGGTTGATCCTGAAAGCTGTTACAACCTTGATTTACACCTGTCAAGGTGCCTGGACAGACACACTAATTATATAGCCAGCAACTACTATAAGAAGCAGGGGTTATTGGGATACACTACCAGTGAATCAGCTTCTAACCTTCAGACACTGAAAACAGGTGAAAATAGGTTGCGTGAAGAAAGAAAATCGATACAGTCCAGGGCCATGCAAAGACCTCTTTTCTTTCCTGAAATATATGAGTTTGAAGCAAAGCTAACGACTACTCAGGACAGGCAAATTCAAGAAAAAATGTTTGAAATCATTCAGGTGATAACGCCCTATGAAACCATACATGGGTACCTGCTAGAGCGTTCAAGGAGTGAGAATAACGAGGCTAATTTTACACTATTAAGGGCAAACTACAATGGCTAAAATATTCTTAGATAAAGTTATAGAGGGGGATTTCTGGGCAGGCTACAGGCTGTATGACATCTACTTTGACGATGTGGCCAAATTCGTTTCGGCTGATTTTGTGGGGGCTTATGTAATTGGTACCCCTTCAGGTGTCACAAGCACCTTTGGCGTTGCCATCTATGATGAATGCCTAGGTTTTGACAAGTACCAAGTGATTAAGCAACAATTGGCACCGTTTGGTGAAGTAGTCATTCAGAGGAATACTTCAGAATGCCGGGTTACCAATAGGAGTTCGGCACTGTACAGGTTTAATGACGGTGTTGGTAATCAAATGGGTGATTTGGCTGGTGATGTCTGCACCTTTGGGGGTTCGGCGTATGTCTATTGGTATGGTGATTTAGAAATAGGGTCTACCCTATACAAAGATGTAATAGACACCCTATTGGACTATGATGGTGCAGGGTGGTTCAGGATCGGAAAAACAGCCTATCAGATTAATGCTGCCAGTGAGGTAATTACTATCAATATAGATCAATGTGGTTCACCTACCCCACTGCCAGACCCAGACCCGTTGCCCGCTCCTGGGCGTGTAGCTTATTTTCATTTGCCAGTGGCTACAGCTGTGACTTTCAGGAAAGAAGGAAAGCCCCTGTTTGCAGATGAAAGGCATCCTGGTATAATAGACAAAGCGTTTTACCAGGTGGTCAAAAAAGACCAGGTATTGAAGGTTCAGTTTGGGAGTAGCTTTTCAGGCAATCAAATCAGGCTGGTTGACTTAGACGGTGGGGCCGATGTGATTGTATCAGCCACAGAAGTGGAAGAAAACATTAATCAATTGCTTTCAGTGCCTGGCTTTGCGGTCAATGACATTACAGTGGTTGGCTTGCAAGTATGGTTTCCTAACAGGGCCTTCCCTAGTTATGGCCAAGTGGGAAACACTATTAACCTGGTAAGTGATCAGATTAGCCAACAGGTACAGGTCACCAATGTGACAACCGGAATAGGCGAAGCCAGGGGCTACAAAGCAATGGTAGTTAACTATCTGGTGCCAATCACCGGAACTATAGCGGTGGAAGTGTCTGGCAAGTACGATGTGAAGCCCTATGATGTCTATGAAGTATCATTAACCATGGCCACTATTGGCCGTTTCCAGCTAAAGATAGAAGTTTCAGACGATGATTTCACAGATACTTTTGCACTATCAGAACCATTGGAAGTAATGGGAGATTTGGACGATTACCAGATAGTGAGCTACACCAGTGACAATGATGAATTTGGGTGTTTCTATGGCAATGGAATAGTGCATGAAAGATGGATCAAAAGCAGGCTATACCAAGCATTCCCAGGAGGTGAAAAAACAATCAATAGGGAGACAGATGCAAAACTGATCAAGCTTGATGAATTTGTAACCAAAAGCTTGGATTGGGAAATCTTTCAGGTGCCTCCTTACCTGCTCACACAGTTGGCCATAGCTCTAGGCCATGATTCCTTCTATATCAATGCTGTGGCCATGCAGTCAGAAGAAAGCCTGGAGCCTGAATACTTCCTTCCTGACCCCTTTGCAAATGCAGGGATAAGACTGGAAGAGGTTGAATTCACGGCTAACAATAGAGACGATTCACAAGCCGTAGACAGTGGAGACAGCTTCTTGAAAATTGACAATGATACCAAACTAAAAATCAATCCGTAATGTCAAACAATAAATCAATACCGGAATTAACAGCATTAGAAAGGTCGATTGTCAATAATGACTTGTTGATTATTAGGGGCTTTACTGAAAACAAGGATTTGAAATTGTCCTTCAGTCAGTTATTGTCTGCTATTACAGGGGATAGTGTGACAGCTGAACAGGTAAGGGACTTATTGACAGCTCTTGGAGGTACTGATAGGCTGGATGCTTCAGCTATCAAGAACCTACCTGAAGGGTTAGACCTTAGTGCAGCTATATTGGCGGCTTTATCGGCCGCAAACCTACCTGATTCTGAAAATCCTTTTGCTACGCTTCTTGATTTGCCTGTAGGGCCACAATCAGGTAATAGGATAGTGACACCTGGTGAATTAGTGATCAATAGCACTACAAGCGCAACCTTGACCGGGTTGAAATGGGTTTGGGCTGGTGTGATAAAGACTTTTACAGGTGATTTGACTTTGACAGTAAGCCCGACAGATCCCAATAATAGGTTTGATATAATAAGTGTTTCAGCGGATGACACGCCTGCTGTTGAAGCTGGTACCGCTGACCCCGAACCAGCTGTACCCAATCCAGCTACAGGAGGGCATATTGCCATACACACCATATATAGACCTTTTTCTGGTGAAGATTCATCACAGCCCATTGCCCCTTCTTTGGTCTATAACACGAAAAATCAAGCGGGGCTACAAAACAAGTACGCCCCAATCTGGCAACAAACCCTACTAAAAAACACGGCTTATGACTTCAAAATAGGCTTCATTGGTTGGGCTTCAGAATACGCTGCTTCTAATGCACGCCCTTTGAACGGGTATGTAACGGTTAATTTTGTAACTACCAATAGCCCAATTGGAGTGGCCACTGAGAAAGTGAAAATACAAACAAATGATGTTTCATTTGAATCAGGAGACTTTATTTTAGTGGCCACCGGAACCGCTGAAGCAACTCTATTCGTGAAGAAAACAGCCTTTTATCAGACTTTGTTCTTTGATTACTTAGGTGTTAAGAATAGCACGGTGAAGGATTTAAGCCTTTTGAATGATTCTGCTTATGATGACCTCCCAGCGGGGACAAACTGGATTAGCTGGAATGGACGGTCTTTTGTACCCTCTACAGGCGCCACACTTAATTTTGATAGACCAAGGGCTTATGGTATGAATGGCACACCCATAACAGGTGACTTAACTATAGCCACCGTCTATGCTGATGATAGTGTGATGGTTAAGGTATTGCACAACGAAGCATCAGAACCGGCTATATCCGTGCCTGGTGGAGTGACTAAAAGGCTCCTGTCTGGTGAATACGTAGTAGACACTGACAACCTGTATCTATTTATAATAGACAAAGACAATGCAGGTGACGTTAAAGCAGTTAATTACACTATAAGCCAAGATACGCTATGATAAGGACAGTTAATCAGTTTTTTGGAAGTACGATTGGTAATGGTGGCCCTAAAATAAGCTATTTTGGAAGCCTGGCAGGAAGTGACAAATGGGCACAAGGCGTGCTTGCTGGAAACGGCTGCATATACGGCGTGCCTTACGACTCCACCTCGGTACTTAAGATAGACCCCTCAGATGACACAGTGACCACGTTCGGGAGTCTTTCTGGCAGCGCAAAATGGATTGGCGGCGTCTTAGCTTCAAATGGAAAGATATATTGTGCACCTTATAATTCAAGCTCGATATTAGTAATAGACCCTTCAGATGACACAGTGACCACGTTCGGGAGTCTTTCTGGCAGCGCAAAATGGGTAGGTTCCGTTTTGGCAGATAACGGAATGGTATACGGAGTTCCTTTCACATCTTCCACCATTTTGAAAATAGACCCCACAGCCGACACGGCAACTACTTTTGGCAGCATTGGCGGGTCAAACAGGTATTCAGGTGGCGCACTGGCTGCCAATGGGGATATATATTGTGTGCCGAGAAATGCGAGCACCGTTTTGAAAATAGACCCATCAAATGACACCACAAGCACGTTTGGCAGCCTTGGAGGGTCTGCGAATAAGTACTGGGGCTGCTACTTAGCTTCTAACGGCAAAATGTATGGGTTGCCCTTCAACATGGGTTCTGTGCTTCAGATAGACCCTTCAAACGACACCACAAGCACTTTTGTCACTTTTAGTGGGAGCGCACTATTCCAAGGAGGTTGCACGGCTCCAAACGGCAAAGTTTATGGTATTCCTAGATTATACGCTTCGATTACAGAAATAGACCCTTTGACAAAAACGAAAAAAGATTTTCCAATAGATTCTAACGGCTATGTAGGTGGAACTCTGGCTCAGAACGGTTGCATTTACGCCATTCCATTTTCGGCAACTTCCGTCATGAAAGTTGCCAATGTTGGAGACATTACCGCAGCCATGTACACACAACCAAGCCCTATAACAGGCCTTTCAGCATCTGTATATAATATCCATCAAAACAAACTTTAGCCATGAATTTACTCACATTCCCTGTACCTATACAGCATAGACATTCGGATTACCTTATTAAGCTGGTCCATCATAAGCTAGAAATTGATTCCGACCTTGAAATGACAGCTACTATACTGCTAGAATTCTGGACAAAGGATGAACAAGGCGGTTTTGATACGCCTGTACTTAATGTGATCAGGCAAAATGAATCCCTAACAGACAAGCAAAAGGCAAATGACATCAGGGTGTTTAACACCCTTAAATGGTCAAGTTCAACTAAGGGTAGTAGGGTTGCCCCTGCTACAGGGGCTTTTGTGTACCCCGATGAACAGGGTAATTACCCCGAAGGGTCTATTACGCAATTAGAATATTGGCAGGCGGCACCTTCTTCAGCCTTTCTTGGCAAGACTTTAGCCGAAAAGGTGTACGCTGCTATCTTATCAAATATGGAGCAGGTTTACGCCTTAGGCAATATTTAGACATATATGTTAAACTTAAATTTATAATTACCATGGCAATTACAACTTATGACGATGCAGCCGTTTTAGCGGACTTTACCACTGACCCAGGAGTGAAGGAAAATAGTAGAATAATTGGGATAGTCCTTATTAAGAAGGGCTTTGACATTACGGCACTTGATGATACAGAAGCCACCTGGGATACTGGTATAACAGCCAAAGACTTGGTGATCATCAATCCTGTGACTGGTAACTTCCCTGAGGCCACCGAAAACAGTGTACCAGGGATAGGCCGTACACAGACGGAATTTAGTAACAAGACTTACAATATACCCTTTAGACATAAGGGCGTTGATGTTAATTTAGCTTTCTATAACAAGCTATTGAAGTCAAAAGAGTATGGAATAGGTTTCATGTTTCACGACAATAAGATGTATGTACCAGCAGGTAAGGACTTAGAGGTTGCTACCATTGACTTCTTTTGCCGTGTAGCCTCTGAAGAAGACCTAGAAGGTGATAGGTATATGATGGTTTCAGCCCGTTGGAATTCGGCTGACTTTCCTTATAGCTTTGCAGCACCAAAAGAATTGTTTCCATTGTAGTCTGGTTTTAGGTTTAGTGAATGCAAAAGGCCCGTATGTAACGGGCCTTTTCTTGTTATTTAATAGCTGTTTAATGCTTATGCTTTTATGTACATTTGAATTCCGTTTTATGTACATTTGATTTTCAAAATATGTACTTCTGAATTTTGCGTTTATAAATAGCA